CTATCGCAGCGCCCAGTTGGTCTGGCCGCGTGCAATCACGCCAGGAGTACGACCGTAGCGCTGCGCAAGAGAGGGAGCCAATTCAGGAAAAAGCTCTTCCATATACGGTACCATCATGGCCACGTATACCTCGAAGGAAGGGTGCTTACGCCATTGTCCTCCTTCGATAGTATTGTGGTATGAACGATCAAACCATCCGCGCAAAACTAGCAGCGCCCCCTCAATACGATCTTCCAAGAGATCGGCACTGCGCGCCTTGGTGTGGCCTTCCTTTTTCAAGGTTTCTCGCTCCACGTAAGTTCCTGGGCGATAGCCAGTGATCTCGTGAACCTCCATGATCCGCTCATGAATCTCGCGATGCTCCTTTTGATCGCTTCTAAGATCAGCAGCAAATCGGAAGTCACAGTAAAGGCAATGTGCGACAGCATTCGGACCACCTGGTGAATCCAGGTAATGATCGATCACTGCCTGAAACCGGCTGTTCAGCTCCTTATAATTGCGAACACCGAGAAGCTCCGCCGCGGCAAGGTCTAATCGCTTACCGTGAGGCAGTTCTGGATGCGCATGTTTGAGTTGCTTCGCGAGGCGCTTGACGCTTTGTACGTCAGCGAAAGTATGGGCGTGTTGCATATCAGCCTCCAAGGGCTGGGCCTGTTGTCCACTACGAGAACCCAATACAGGGCTTGTCTGAAACGGGTGAAATCACGATAGCGCTATTGCTTTGCTAAGAGTGGACGGCGGGCACCTACCGAATGTGCCTATTAATAGGTTACTGGAATCCTGACGAACGCCGCAAGGTAACCAAAAAAGAAATGAGTCTCGTGCTCCTACTGAGGTTGTAGAGTCGGCGAGCGACTAAAAGCGCGGGGGCACTGAGGATGCGGTTATCGATTTCCCTTAGAAGATTTCACGACACGTTGGGCGAAAGGAGTTTTCTGAATGGAGTTTCATGAGGGTGAGCCGACTATCACTCATAGTTTCAGCGTTAAGTCTGGGCAACCAGACTTAACGCTGCGGTTGAAATTCTCTAGAAAGCTTTATCCCTAAACTCCAACGCAGCACGTTACTCCTCCGGCTGCTCTTGAACTCCGAGATCCCGATACCTTTGCTTACCCCTAACGTTAGGATCGGGTATCACCTCGATCACCCTCGTTGGCGGAGTGTTTATACGAAAGCCTGGCTCCATCTTTTCGCGCATTTCGAGGTACTGACCCAGAAAGGCATCGTAAGCCAGGCGAGGCGCGTACTGAACGCTTCCTTTTTGGTCTACCGCCTCTCCATGGTAGTAAAAGTCCACGCCCTGGCTAAGTGGCACTAGAACGCTGGCGGCAGCTTTGTAGTCGCCCTCATAAAGCGTGAGCCGCAACTGGGCTTTTTCGCCGTACAGCAGGCCCATCTGCTCAGCGAACCAATTGACGTATCGGTCGCCGTTGATCCGCATTGGGTACGCAGGCAACGTATAAGCAGTGTCTATATCTCGGTTCTTACGAATGCGGCTCGCCATCCCATTCAGTTCAAGTCCCTCAGCGAACTCGACATCAACCTGCTCTCCAGCATCGATTTTGATCGGCTTGCTCATCGAAATCACGGGCCATAACAAATTCTTGGAGAAGAATGACGCGCCGCCCTTCGACAAGTTCCTCGCCTGCACAATCTCCCATTTAGCTGCCGTCAGGAGCATTGGCGCCGCCGTAATGTTTGTGACACGGACTGTGATGTAGACCTGCTCATTTACTTTTTGCCCATCGCTGGTTTGTCCGAACATCACAGTAGGACTGAGCCAAGCCTCTTTAACAATAAGCCCGCGGCCCTTGCTCACGGCTGTGGTTTCGCTAAGACGCTTCAACACTTCTTCCGTGATGCCAATGCACGTGCTGCTAACGGATGCACCCGCACCAGTAACGATCGACGAGCACGGTCCAGTGGTTTGCATATTCTGAGATTGCGCCAGAGCAAACTGAGGCAACGCAAGCACCGAAATCATCACCGCCCAGCAAACTTTTTCCTTCATCATGGTCGTGTATCGACAGTGGATTTAACCACCGCGCCTTCCCCGGTCACGATTGGTGAGGCCGCACCGTGGGTGGACATCCCGCTGTTCGGAGTGGTACCAGCAGCCTGAGACTTGTTCGGTCCTTTGGCTTCAGTTACGACATGCGCACCAGGTCCAGTAACGATGGGTGAGGAGGGAGTGTAGGTGGACAAAGAGGGGCTGGGTTGCGCCGCTGGTTGCAACGTTAAGCCAATCTGTTTGGGAGTCACCTCAACACGTAACCCTCGATTTTGAACGATTGCTGAGACGGCAACCACCGCAATCAAAACAACGAGTGTGAACGTCACTAACGTTATCTTCCGGACACTCTTCTGTCTTGCGGGCGCCTCACGCGAATGTCTATTCAATTTTGAACTCCTGTAATTATGGCTTGGCAATATCCCTAGGGCCGCTGCAGACAGTTGCTGATTCATCTAAGCGAGTGCGAGGAGAGTATCCTAGTTCGCACATGAGACGCGACAGGCTCACTACTCATTCGTTTTCATGCACCAAGACCGCCGATATTCATACCTCGCGGCACAGCTAATCCACATCCCCCTCCGCTTCCAACACCGAACAAAGCATTTTCGAATCATGAATGTGGGCCCAGTTCAGGCTCGTACGACAGTCGGAGAGCGCTCCTGCGTTTGACCCAGACGGCCCTGTTTAATGTGCATGGGTCGTAGGCATACCGTAAGCAAATGTAGACTCAACGTCCGAGGTTAAAAGGACCAGCACATTTGTTTTTATGATCATCAACGGAGCCGAACGCCCAATGGAAAACCTGTCATCAGCGCGACTGTCTTCCATCGTCGGTCGAGAAAAGAGTACTCCGGCGCGGGTTTCCGATACGAAGGAGCTTTTTGTTACGAAGACGCTTCTGGCTCTAAACCTACCTCATTCGTTTTAAAACGCGAAGGCGCAGATAGTTACGACGTCGATCTGAATGAGATGGAGAGGAAGCTTGGCACTCAAGGGGCATTCGATCCTTCAGACGTCACAGACTCACGCGAGCGGACCTTCGCCGCAATAGTGCAGCGTCGTGGCCAGACTCGTTTTAGGGCCATGTTGTTGAAAGCCTACAAGGGAAGGTGTGCCATAACAGGATGCGATGTTGAACCGGCGCTTGAGGCCGCTCACATCCACCCCTACCAGGGTGATCAGACAGATATGATCTCGAACGGGCTTCTCCTACGAGCTGACATTCATACGCTGTTCGATCTGGGACTGATTTGGATCGACCCAAAGAATTTGTCGATTCAGATCTCGGAGCGCATTCGGAAAAGTAGCGAGTATGCTTCGCTGGATCAAAGACTCCTTACTCTTCCCGAAAACGTGTCAGACCATCCAAGTAAAGCAGCTCTGGAATTCAGAATGAGTTCTAAAAAATGAGGCCACTGGCGCACAACCGCGATGTCAATCGAGTGACCTCAAGTCAGCACGCATATCGTTAGACTTCGCTCAATGCGAATCCGAAGTCGTCACTGGACACTTGAGCTGCTTCGTTAAGCCGCTGGCGCAGCGCAGCCGTTAGCTGTCTCTCCACTTCCCATGGATCCGACAGTGCGGCGAGCTTTGGAGCCAATTGAGGCGACAAGCTCATCAGCGAATGATTCAGCGATCGCGCCGTTTCAAAAGCAGCTTTCTGCACAAAGCTGATTTCCACTAGTTCCCCCTGCGCCTTGCGAAACTCCACCTCAGCCATCCGCGCCAGATAATGTTCGCGATGCGCACGTGCTTTCTGAAAGTCTGGAGTCTGCCCATGAGCAGGATCAGCGGGCGGCGGCGCAGCCATGTTAGTCGGCTCGGATTGAGCTGCAACGTGACTGTACACATCACGCTGAAGCCGCTCCTGTTGGTGGCGAGCAGCGACGGCAGCCTTGCTCGGGTCGGCGGTTTCGCGGATCAATGCTTCGGTGGCCAGCACGTCGACTTGCTTGCCATTGGGCGACAGCACCAGTCGACCGTTCTCCTTGAGCCAGGTGATATAACTCGGTGACCGGCCGATGTGCGCGGCGAAGGCGCTCTTGGACAGGTACGTGGCTGCGGTCATAAGCCCTCCTTTTCAGCGGCTTTTCAATGAATCCTTTCAAGATTTCAGTGGATTGAAATTTCAGTAAGCTGGCGGGCCTCCCACTAACAAGATCCCGCGGGTTTCCGACCCCGTACCCTTCGAAAGTCCCCAGGGTCCCCGGCGGTTTTCTGCCCGGTCCGGTCGGTAGACTCAACATCCGAGTGCCATGCCCTGCCCCCATCCCTTTGGAAAGACGGACACCTCTGCGAAGGTTTCAGCTAGAGAGAATCCGCGAGTTCGATAACCCGTGTAGGGGGCGGCCCTCAGGGAGGACCCGTGAAATCTGCGCCCTACCCGGCCTGCCCAGATCATGCCTTCGGCTCGGCCTCGCTCAGGTCCAAGCGTTTGGCGACCCAGCGTTCGTACAAGCCGATGGCGACATCCGCGCCGGCCATCGCGGTCAGGCAACCGAGTGCGCCCGCTGTCCAGATCGACAGGCCCGCACCGAACAGCAACATCATCGCTGACACGCCGCAAACGATGCAGGCGCCGGACCGAAGTGCGAGGCGGCGCAACAATGCCCAGCCTCGTGCCCCATCCTTGTCAGCGCGCCACATCTCGCCGGACACACCGCCAACCAGGGACAGGGCAATCACCAACCAGATCGGCATCTCTGCCAGCGCCTGTTGCTCGTTCGTCATTGCACTGCCCCTTAAACAAAAAGACCCGGCGCTATGGCCGGGTCAGGTGGTGGGTGGCCTGCCGCGCTTTGCGGTCGCACCCATCGAAGATGGCCCCTTTTTACAGGTCGATTCTGGTGGCAGCAAGACCGTTTTAATGCCATCCGGTGAATGTGTGGGTGACGCTCGGTGAACGGCTGGCGAATGTCGGTGAATATCTCAACCCGGCTGGCTTTCGCTTCTGTTGTTTCAGTGACGTCCCATGCGTCCCACCTTCTAAAAACAAGGTGGGACGTCTGAAAGCCCCGCAGATTGGGGCTTTGCCCCACCGTCCTACTTTTATCTCTCTTTTCTCGTGTATAGAGAGAATATTTAAAAACACGCGTGCGCGTGAACACGCGCATTGATGCCCGCTACGCATACACGGGCGGGAGGCATGAAAAAGGTGGGACGGTGGGACAGCCCAGCAACGACGGGGCCTGCGCCCGTCCCACCACCGCAAAAAGCAGTGGGACGGAGGCAGGCCAGTGGGACGGCGTGAGCCAGAGTAATGCCCACGATCAAGCCGCTTCTCCCAGCAGGAAGTGCTCGACCACGATGTGAGCGTCATGCAGGCGCTGGTAGTAAAGATTGCGTGTGCAGCCACTCTCGGCCAGACGCGCAGTCAAAGGCGCATCAGGCTGGAAGTAATGCACCTGCACCACCGTCATCAACTCGGGATCGAGGCGTTTCTTGACGATGCGCTCAATGTCCAGGGAGGCCTCCAGCGGCACCCTGCTCCCGCGCCTTCCGCGCACAAGCTGGCCACCGCTTTCCATCATCATCGCGACCATGTTGCCGCCCGAGTAACCGGCGGCCACCTCGTCGCTGTGCAGCTCCTGCGCCCATTGTTTGAGAGCCATATCGATCGCTTTAATCATCGAAGCACGGCTCCTCGAACTCCGGTTGTTCAAGCGCAGGCGCCCTGCCCCAACCCTCCGGTTTCTTGTACGCCCATGGCCGCTGGCCGCTCTTGCTCAAGGCGCCCAAACGGAAACGTCGCCAGCCCAGTCGATGCAAGATCGCACCCACGCGCATCTGCTCCGGTTTGCCCCAATGACCGGGATCGAGCTTGAGCGCCTGACTCATCACCTCGCTGCCGGTGGTGGTCTCGCCGATCTGCGACTCTTCAAGCCAGGTCAGGATGGGCGTTTCCCATTCGTCCACCACAAAGCGTTCGTCCTGCTCCTCGCTGAACATCGGCGCTTCCTCTCGCGTGACCCACCAGAGGTCGCCGGCCTCAAAGCAGAACATCGCTTCGGCCCACAGCTGGTCGCGGATCTCGCGCAGCAACGCAACGTCGACCTTGGTACAGGCCACCGGCCAATACCGGCGGTTGCCGGTGGCGTCTTTGAGGTATTCGTCCTGGTTGGTGGTGCCGACGAACACACACTGGCGTGGCACGTCCAGGGTTCTACGGCCATAGCTTTCGCGGTAGGTGTCAGTCGATGCCGAGAAGAACTGCTTGGCCTTGGTGCTCTCGGCCTTGTTGAAGCTGTCCAGCTCGCCCAGCTCGACGATCCACTTACCGCGGATCGCCTGAAAGCCGTCCTTGTCACCGAGAGCAAACGGCGTATCCATGAACCACTCACCGCCGAGCACGCTCATGGCCGTCGACTTACCGGCGCCTTGTACGCCTTCGAGGATCATCACCGAGTCGGCCTTGCAGCCGGGCTTCATCACCCGCGCCACGGCCGAGATCATCCAGCGCTTGCCGACCTTGGACGTGTAGTCCGTTGTCTTCACGCCCATGACATCGGTCAACCAACGCTCAAGGCGTGGCACACGATCCCATTCCAGCTTTTTCAGGTACTCGCGCACCGGGTGAAAGGCGTGGTCGTGCGCCACGACACTTACGGCCTCGATCACGTGCGACGACTTCACGCGCAGGTTGTACTGCTGCGCGAGCCACTTCATCACGCGCACGTCATCAATGTCGGCCCATTCGCCGGTACCACCGCCATAAGGCGCAGCACGCAGCTTGACGATCTTCGAGCTAAAGGCGCAGTAACTGATCACGCCGGCCCAGCGTTCGTCGTGAGCCAGGATCAGCTCGACGTTCTGCATGTGCGCGATCAAGGCGCCGCTCTCACTGCGAGCCAGCTGATCTTTCCAGCCACCGGCAGCGGGTGGGCGGACCACAGCGAGCACTTGTCGGCGAACCGCGTCGAGGCCTTCGGCGACGTGCAGATCGTTGAAGTCGGTCCACTTCTCGTGACGCTCGACAGAGAAGATCGGCGCAACGACCTGGGCACCGACGATCAACGCGGCATTGCTCGCCTTCTCGTCGCCCGGGTTCCAGGCATCGCCATTAGGCTTGGTGGTCTTCCAGTCGTCATCGCGGCAGATGATCAGCGGGCAGCCGGCAAAGCGCTCGCGCATGACCTTGCACACGGCCAACAGGTTGCCCGCATCGAAGGCCACGGCCACAGCGAGCGACGTCGCCATGTGCAGGCTGGCGCCGGTTGCGTAACCTTCACAGACCAGCACCGGCTCGCCCGGTACCGGATGTGGACCGAGCAGGTGGAACGTGCCCTCCTTCGCCATGCCGTAAGGCCAGTAGGATTTGTCGCGGCCGGTGTCTTCCTGCTTGTTCGGGAAGATCACCTGCAGGCCCATGATCTGATCACGGGCGTTCTTCATCGGCACCAGTACCGCACCAGTGCGCGGCGCGTAACGGACATTGATACCAACGATCTGCTTGCGGTCCAGGTATTCGCTGCGGCCGGTGGTCGGCATGCGCTCAAACAAACCCCGCGCCCTTTTCGAGGCCCGCCGCGCAGCGTTACTCGCGATTTCGGCGGCGCGGCGCTTGGCGTCTTCCTGGCGGGCGCGCATCACTTCGCGCTCTTCCGGCGACATGCGACCGGCCTTGACCTTGATCTTCTGCGTCTCGCCCGAACGCCAGTCACCGAAAGCACCGAAGATCAGCGTGTCGCCCTTCTCCGTGCGCTGCTCGTGGACCACGTACCAGCCGTTCTTTTCCTTGCCCTTGTCCTGCGATGTCTTGCAGCGGGTCAGCTTGCCGAACACCAGCGGTTGCGCTGGCTCCAGACCGTAATCGGCGAATTGGCCCAATACCTCATCGAGCATGCTGAATCCCCCGTTCAGAGAGAGATTGGCAACTGATGCACTGCGAGCAGCCCGGTTGAGCCAGGCGGCGCGCTTCCGGGATCGGATCGTCACACGCTTCACAGAACAGCAAGGAATGGGCAGCGCTTTCTGCTTTGGCAGCGCTGCGCGCGGCCATAGCCTGATCGATGCGTTCCTGCACCAAATCGTTGGCGAAATCGGCGATGTCAGCCACGGTCAGCACCTCGCGTCGTCTGGTTGACGTAGGTGGCGCGGTTGAACAACCCCAGCAGCCCTTGGATGCCCCGGAACACTTGCAGACGAATCGCCGCGAGTTCCTGATCGGTGACGACACCGTCGCCGATGCTCTTGGCCCAGGTCTCGGCCAGATCAGCGACCTGGCGGAAGTATTCGGCGATACCCGTGGTGAGGGTCTCAGGCATGTCGTTGGTGTAGGTGTCGGCCAGCTCCTGCCAGATCGTGTCACCGACCAGCGCATGCACCGCATCGAGAATGCGGCGATCTTTGGTCAGCTCGAGAATCTCCCCGAACTCCTGAATGTTGATGGAGTGGCTCGGATGGGTTGGCGACAGCTTGTGCTGCAACGTGGTCGGGTTGCGACCGGTTGTAGCAGCGATAGCAGCAGCGCCGCCTGGGTAATCGCGAGCGGCGTGGTACAGCGCTAAATCGAGCGGCAGGATTTCCCGCTGCGCCCGTTCCAGAGAACTGAGAGCAATTCGGCTCATGGCATTAATCCTAAAAGTTGCCAGTGCCGCGCGACAGAAGTTGGTGATACATTTGCCGCGTGGCTTGGTATGGCCCAAACGCCGGGAACCCTTGCAGGGGATAACCGGCACCGTGCCGGGGCGAACAATCCGTTGTTCACCCCTGGCGCAACAGCTGCCAGCTCTGTGGTAAGAACGGCAGCAACACCAAGGCTTCCGAGCCTTGGAAACGCGATGAAGGTCGGCGGCATGTGGTGTGCTCGCCTTCTGACATCGCGACCCGATAGCATTGTGGTGATGCTATCGGGAGAAACTGGGCGACCCTTGGGTCGCCTTTTTTCTATGCAGCTTTCTGTGGTGCAGATTTTCCGAGCAGCCAATCGGCGTCGAATGGGTTGCCTTTTTCTCGTGCAGCTGCAGCAAGCAATTTCGCGTACTCCGTCTCACCTGTGTAATCGGTGCGTGGTAACGAAGCTGCTAGCCTCCACTTGTTGAGTGCTTGATAACTGCGTCCACACACACGTGCTGCTGCTCCAATACCGCCTACAGCCGCAAAGGCGAAGGCAATGGCATTTGGGAAGCTCTGTGGGTTAAGCATGAATGCCTCCTTTCAACTGTCGGTTGATAATAATGTTCAACTGACAGATTAGCAATCATTATGTGACTATCAACCTATGATTGATAAAGAATCCGAAAGACTTATGTTTGCCGAGCGGCTTAATACTGCACTGGACGCCAATGGCGTACGTCAGCGTGGCCGAGGGGCAGACATCATCAAACAGCTCAGCTCCAAGGGAGTGGTTAAGACCGCCCAAGCCGTCAGTAAATGGCTAAACGGGGCGGCTATTCCAGAAATCGATAGTTTGACGGCGCTATCCGCCTGGCTAGGCGTGCGCAGGGAGTGGCTTGAGCATGGGGTCATGCCAGTTTTTCCTCATGCAACAGGTAATCAGCAAGTAGCGCAGGACGAGAACGTTATCGCCTTGACATCAAGCATGAACAAAGTGCCGCTGATTTCATGGGTTCAAGCTGGAGCTTGGTGCGAGATTGCGCCTACCGTCGAACTACTCCATGCCGAACAGTGGGTGCCCTGCCCTGTGAACATCAGCAGATCGGGGTATGCGCTTCGCGTTGTCGGAGACTCAATGACAAATACCGGCCCAGGTCGCAGCTATCCAGAGGGCTGCATCATTTTTGTCGATCCCGATCTCGCTGTGAACAACGGTGATCGAGTGATCGCTTCTTTGCCGAGCAGCAACGAAGCCACGTTCAAGGTGTTAGTGAAGGACGCCGGAAAGCACTACTTAAAACCTATCAACCCGCAATACCCCATCATTGAAATGACGGATGAAATGCAAATTTGCGGAAAAATCGTTGGCTCATTCACTCCCGAGTGAATAGTAAACTCCATATTTTCACCTGATGGTTGTTGACTTAATTTAACCACTGGTTGATATTTGCCTCACTCTTTACCACAGAGCGAGGCAATACCTATGCGCACCACCGCATCGCTGCATGTCCATCCGGCATGCGTCAGCAATCGAAAATTGATCGAACAGCTGCAGCTCTCCACGGGCTGCTTGGTCGTCATTCATAACAGCAAACCCAAGCTTGTTGCCAAGACCTGCCAGCCCTCTCCTGTTGATCCGAACGGCGGAGGGCACGCGGCATGATCAAGTACAAGATCGACAACCGCACCCTGCAGTTGCTCAGCGCTCAGGTCAACCTGACCGAGACCTTCAACCACGTCTTGCGCACAGCGCCGAAGCGCGAGTGCCTAGCATTCCGTCTCAAGGCTGAACGGGGCACAGTGGAAAGCACTTTTGTCATCGAACTGGGCAGCGAACGCCACACGCTCACCCTGCCAAACGACAAGAAGATGCACCTCAAACTGGCCGACTTCATCGAAGAGATTGCCAACGGCCCGCTTGATACGAGCAACACAGGCGATCTAGCGCATCGCCCGCATGCCGATCGCCACTATGGTCGCTTTGAAGTCCAGGACAAGCAGCGGGTATTTGAGCTGATCCGCACCGGCGGTGTATTGAGCCTCGACATGGGTTTCGACGTGCCTCTGCACGTCACTGTTCATCGGCCGCACACCCTTTCCTGCATCACCGCCATCCTCAGCATTGGCAGAAAGAGTCCGCGTACCCGGTGTTTTACCGCGTGCGGTACCGACGTCGAGATCTACGGCAAGGTCAGCGAATCCATCAGCCAAATTGCTGCAGCGGCCACTCCTGCTGCACACGCAGCTTAAGGGGGACGCCGTGGAACGCACCCTCGCCCAAACAGCAACTCATCTCGGCCTGACCCGTCCCCAGCTCATCGCACACATGCGGGAAAAAGGGCTGCTCAAGGGAAACCTGCCGGCAGACCTTAAACGCGATGGTGAGTATCTGCGGATCAAAGACAGCTCTTGGTACGACGAGAAATACGGCATGCAGTACAGCCAGTCGACCAGGGTCAAGCAATCCGGCATCCGCTGGCTAGCCGAGCAGTTGGACATTGATCTTCCCGCTCTTCCGGCAAACCGCCGTGACGTGGCCTAGGGAATACGCCCGCCAGATCGTCGCCATGCGTACACGCGAGGAGCGCAACGCCGCGCTCCTTGAAGTACCCGAATATCTGCGCGAGCTCACGAGACGCCACTGCCTGAACGCCTGGAATCATCCGAAAAGGAAAAGAAATGATGAACAACGACCTTCTTGATTACCTATTGAAATCTTTACTGATACTGCCTCATGCAGATCGGACACCTCAGAACGTAAGAAACGTACTTAACCTGGCTGCTGAAGCCGCAGGCGGCACACCGCTACAGTCAGGCGAAGTCACAATCACTCCCAATCCAGCAGCGACGTTAATTCGGATTGAAGAAGTATCGAAGATTGTCGGACTAGCACGCTCGACGCTCTATAAGTTCTTAAGCGATCCCGACAATGACTTCCCTCGCCCGGTAAAGCTATCAGCAGCAACCGGAAAGGGCGCGTCCGTAGCATGGGTACTGGCAGAAGTACAACAATGGGCTCGTTCCCGGCTGGCATTTCGCTGTGAATATGAAGCTCGAAAAGAGGCGAGAGCATGACTGCCAATCAAAGCGAGTTGCGCCTCATCTCTGCGCCCGAAACAGCCACCGTCGAAATGCTCTACCGCACCTTCGGGAATGTGCTGATCCCTCTGGAAAAAATACGGGAGGCCTATTTTCGCAACCTGAACTCTCAGCTGTTTGTGACTGAGATCTACAACGGCAGGATTCAGCTTCCGATCACCACGATCGACGCAAGCCGCAAGGCACTCAAATATATCCACATTCGGCACATGGCCTCGTTGATCGACATCAGCGCCTACAAGGCTGATGAAGACATGCAGCGACAGCAGAACAGTCAACGGCATGTTGCGCCTACACCGCTGACGGCTGTCACCACTGGCCAACAACAATCCCAGGAGCACACCACATGATGACCTCAATGCAAATCGGTGCACTCGTCATCCTGATAGTTCTAGCCGCCCTGCTGCTCTGGGGCGGTTACATCATGGGCCGCAGCGATGGCCTGGAGACCGGCCTGCGCGAGGGTGAAGACCTCCAGCGCGCAGCAAGCGCCAAAACCATCCGTGAGCTCCGGGCCTCCTTGCAGTTCATCCGAGCCGATCACACGCGCCTGGCAAAAAGCTGCAAAAGCCTTGAATCGGATCCGCTCTTCGGCCCGGCCGAGCACCAGACGCTGGTCGCCATCGGCGAGCTGCTGCGGATCGCCGCAGAGACCTTCAGCGCCTTTCGCACCGGCAAGAAGCTCGAGCGTGATGCCCGATCTCTGCGCGAACAGGCACTTGCAATGGCAGCGCAGTTGCAACCAGGAATCCAGGGCAGTTTCGTAGGACAACCACCCAGCACCGCCAGCAAATTCAATGTCGAGGCTGCGTGATGCGGTTACTTTTCCCTCAATCGCAGTGGAGCGAACGTCCGGCTCCGGACTCATTGGAAGAAGTAACTTGCTCACACAGAAGGGAAGGCTCAGGAAATGACGAATAGCAGCTTGGAATCCTTGCCTCACCCTGACGTAGACAAGGTGTCGGAAGACGTTATGGCACATTTCTTAGGCATTTCGTCTAGAGCTCTTGCGACGCGACGCGCACGCAAACAGATCCCCGAAGGGGTCTGGAACAAGCAAGGACATCGCATTATGTACAGCAAAAGAAGGTACGAGGAATGGCAAGAAGCACAATGGATTTGCCCAGTGGAGTGGAAATCTTCCGCAAATCCCTCCGGATTCGTTTTACTTGGAATGGGGTCCGAAGATGCGAAACGCTCCCCTACCCCGCAACGCCGAAAGGCATTAAAGCTGCATCCCAACTACGCGATCAAGTAAAGAGCCTGATCAAGCTCGGCCTCCTGGATGATACCAAGTACGCCGAGCTGTTCCCCGGCTCGGCCGTTCTGCTGAACAGCATTCCAACCTTTCACGAGTACGCACAGCTTTGGCTTGATGGTCGAGTCATCACAACCGGCACGCGCAACAACTACAAAGGCGCGCTCAACCTGTACTGGATTCCGCCACTGGCACTGATCCGCCTCGATCAAATCACTCCCGCACTCCTACGCCGCGTTATTGCGGCCACGGAGTGGACATCGCCAGGTGTTCGGCGTAACGCTCTGGTCAAACTCTCGACGATTCTGGAGGCGGCAGTTGCTGAAGATCTGATCAAGAAGAACCCGGCAACGACAATAGACCGCCCCAAGCGATCGCGAAAGGAGATCAGCCCATTCTCCCTAGACGAAGCCAACAGCATCATTGCCCACCTGTATCAGACAACACACTGGCCGAGCGGGATATACGCCGCGTTCTTTGAGTTCGCATTCTTCACCGGGCTGCGACTGTCGGAAGTCGCGGCGCTTCGCTGGGATGCGGTCGACTTGGTGAAACGTCAGGTTCATGTCTGCCGCACCGTGGCTCTTGGCCTAGTCGAAAAGCGAACCAAGACCGGCAAGGACCGCTTTGTCCTGCTGAATGAACGAGCCCTCCACGCGCTCGAGTTCGCCCGTCAATACGCAGAGCGTCGCGCAAATGGCATCGGCAAGATCAAAACCACGCCATATGTGTTCCCGCCTTCGAAGAACAGCGAGTACATCAAACAGACCTCGGACCTGCACAAACAATGGAGGCCTGCTCTGAAGGCGCTAGCGATGCCTTATCGGCCGCCGTACAACTGCCGTCATACTTATGCGACAATATGCTTAATGTCCAACATGAACCCCGCATTCATCGCGCAGCAACTTGGCCACAGCGTCCAAATGTTGCTGACGACGTATGCGCGTTGGCTCAACTCAAGCTCAGACTGGGGGGAGCTGGAAAAGCTCCAGATTGGTATCAAATCGGTATCAGGTAAAAAAGACCAGCTCTAA